AACTATCCTTTTTTCTTTAAACCAATACAAGACGGTATGGATCGTCCAAAAACAGAGCTCGCATATAGAGTACCAGCGAGCAAGCTTACTAGACGGAGTATCGTTAGCTCTGATAAACCAGAAGAACTAGAAGGTCTAGATACAACTATTGATTGGAAAAACACAGGTGATAACAGTTATGATGGTGAAAAACTAAAACTATTAGTACATGATGAATCAGGTAAATGGGAAAGACCTAATAATATATTAAATAACTGGAGAGTTACAAAAACAACACTGAGATTAGGTTCTAGGATTATAGGTAAATGTATGATGGGATCAACATCAAACGCCTTAGATAAAGGTGGTGATAATTTTAAGAAACTATATAAAAATTCAGATGTTACAAAAAGAAACCGCAATGGACAGACTAGCTCAGGATTATATAGTTTGTTCATACCTATGGAATGGAACTACGAAGGATTCATTGATACTTATGGCTTACCTGTATTCGACACACCCGAGCAAGAATCTTTTGGGCCACATGGTGAAAATATAGAAACCGGCATATTAGAGCATTGGCAAAACGAGGTTGATGGTTTAAAAACAGATGGAGATGCTTTAAATGAATTTTATAGACAATTTCCAAGAACTGAAGAACATGCTTTCAGAGACGAAACAAAAAACAGTATATTTAATTTAGCAAAAATATACGAGCAAATAGATTTTAACGAAGATTTAAATAACGACTCTCAAATTACAGTTGGTAGTTTTCAATGGGTTAATGGTATAAAAGATTCAACAGTAATGTTTTATCCAAATCCAGCAGGAAGATTTAAAATAAGCTGGGTGCCACCAATGAATAGGCAAAACGTAAGTGTCATTAAAAACGGTATGAGATACCCAGGTAATGAACACATGGGTGCTTTTGGTTGTGATAGTTACGATATATCAGGAACAGTAGACGGTAAAGGCTCTAATGGAGCTTTGCACGGGTTAACAAAGTTTAGCATGGAAGATGCACCGCCTAATCAGTTCTTTTTAGAGTATGTAGCTAGACCACAAACAGCAGAGATGTTCTTTGAAGACGTTCTAATGGCTTTAGTATTTTACGGGATGCCATTATTAGCAGAAAATAATAAACCTCGTCTATTGTATTATTTAAGAAGGCGTGGTTACAGAGGTTATTCAATGAATAGACCTGATAAAGTTTGGAATAAATTATCAACTGCTGAAAAAGAAGTAGGTGGTATACCAAACTCAAGCGAAGATATTAAGCAAGCCCACGCGGCTGCTATTGAAATGTATATACAAGATCATGTTGGTATAAAGTCTGACAATACATATGGAACATGTTATTTTAACGAAACATTGCAAGACTGGGCAAAGTTTGATATTAATAATCGTACAAAGTTTGATGCGGCTATTAGTTCAGGACTAGCTGTTATGGCTTGTAATAGACATTTGTACAGAGCAAACCCAATTATGAAAAAAGAAAAATTAAACTTAAGCATAGCTAAATACGGACAATCAGGTATGCGTTCAAAACTAATAGAAAATTAATATGGCTGAGTCAGTTGTAAAAGGTTATTTTCCGAGTCAAGTTGTACCTGACGCAGAGAAATTAAGTGCTGAGTATGGTTTACAAGTAGGTAAAGCAATCGAGTACGAGTGGTTTGATGGATCTACATCTAACCAAAAGTATAATCAGCACCAAGCTGAGTTTCATAAACTAAGACTTTATGCTAGAGGTGAACAACCTATTCAAAAGTATAAAGATGAGTTATCTGTAAACGGTGACTTAAGCTATTTAAACTTAGATTGGAAACCTGTTCCTGTTGTGCCTAAATTTGTAGATATAGTTGTTAACGGTATATCAGAAAGATCTTTTGATATAAAATGTTATTCTCAAGATCCATACGGCGTTGACAAAAGAACAAAGTATATGGACTCTATACTAAGAGACATGCAAACTAAAGAATTAAACATGTTTGCTCAGGAAGCTTTTGGTATTTCATTGTTTGAATCTCCTCCAGAAATGCTACCAAACTCTAAAGAAGAGTTAGACTTGCACATGAAGCTTAGTTACAAACAAGGTATTGAATTAGCTGAAGAACAAGCTATAAATGTATTGTTAAAAGGTAATAGATATGATTTAGTTAAAAAAAGAGTTAACATGGACCTAGCTGTTATTGGCATGGGCTGCGTTAAAAATACTTTTAGTAAATCAGAAGGAGTTAAAGTTGAATACGTGGATCCAGCTAATATTGTTTATTCTTATACTGAAGACCCAGACTTTCAAGATATATATTACGTAGGTGAAATAAAAACAATACCTATTAATGAATTAAAAAAAGAATTTCCTGATTTAAGTGATGAAGATTTAAAAGCTATACAAACTCAAAGTATACATCAAAATACTTATTCTACTAGTAGGTATAACTCTACTTACTCCGACGATAAAAATCAAATACAAGTTTTATATTTCAATTATAAAACTTATATGAACGAGGTTTATAAAGTAAAAGAAACAGCAACAGGTGCTGAAAAAATAATACTAAGAGATGATACATTTGATCCACCAATAAATGAAATGACTGGTAATTTTGGTAAAATATCAAGATCATTAGAAGTTTTATATGAAGGTGTTTTAATACTAGGTACTGATCATTTGTTAAAATGGGAGATGGCTAAAAATATGATGAGGCCAAAAAGTGATTATAGTAAAGTTAAAATGAACTACGCTATAAACGCACCTAGAATGTACAAGGGTAGAATTGATTCATTAGTAAAACGAATAACAGGTTTTGCTGACATGATTCAGTTAACACATTTAAAGTTACAGCAAGTTATGTCTAGAATGGTACCAGATGGTGTTTATTTAGACGCAGATGGCTTAGCTGAGGTTGATTTAGGTAATGGAACTAATTATAATCCACAAGAAGCATTAAATATGTTCTTTCAGACGGGATCTATAATAGGTAGGTCTTTCACTTCTGAAGGAGATATGAATCCAGGAAAAGTACCTATTCAAGAAATTCAATCAGGTTCTGGTGGACAGAAAATACAAAGCTTAATAACCAACTACAACTATTACATGCAAATGATAAGAGATGTGACCGGTTTAAATGAAGCTAGAGATGGTAGCACACCTGATAGCAGAGCTTTAGTTGGTGTTCAAAAATTAGCTGCTGCAAATTCAAATACAGCTACAAGACATATACTTCAATCTGGTTTAGCAATTACACAAGAACTAGCAGAAGGTTTATCATTAAGAATATCTGACATATTAGAATTTTCACCTACTAAAGAAGCTTTTATACAAAAAATAGGTAATCAAAATGTAGGTATATTAGAAGATATAGCTAATTTATATTTACATGATTTTGGTATATTTATAGAGTTAACTCCTGATGATGAAGAAAAAGCTTTATTAGAAAACAATATACAAGCAGCTGTTGCTGGTGGTTTGATTGATTTAGAAGACGCTATAGATCTTAGAGAAATAAAAAACATAAAGCTAGCAAATCAACTACTGAAACAACGTAGAAAAAAGAAGCAAGATAGAGATCAGCAGATGCAACAAGAAAATATGCAAGCTCAAGCTCAAGCAAATGCGCAAGCACAACAGGTTGCTGCTCAAGCTGAAGTTCAAAAATCTCAAGCTTTATTTCAGATACAATCCCAAATGGAGCAACTTAAAGGTCAAATGAAGTCTCAACAAATGCAACAAGAAGCTATGTTGAAAAAAGACTTAATGACTTTAGAGTTTGAATTTAACATGAAGTTAAAAGGTATTGAAGTTGATGGTAACAAAAACAAAGAGGCTTACAAAGAAGATCGTAAAGACGAAAGAACAAAAATACAAGCAACTCAACAAAGCGAGTTGATTGATCAAAGAACAAACGACTCGTCTCCAAAAGATTTTGAATCTGCTGGAAATGACAATATGAGTGGTTTTGATATAGGACAATTTGGACCTATGTAATTAATTTTATAATATTTTATTATGGCTAAAAAAGAAAATGTAGTCGAAGAAGTAGTAGAGCTAGTTGAAGAAACAAAAGCTCCTACAAAAGAGACTGAAAAAGGTGATCTAGTACCTGAAGTTACTGTCAAAGAAGACGGTACTCATAAAATAGATTTTGACAAACTAGTAGCTAAGCCTAAAAAAGGTGATGATGCTAAAGAAGTTAAAGAAGAGGTCAAGGTTGAAGAGCCTGTGGCTGTTGTTGAAGAAGAAGTTGTGCCTGAAGAGCCAGCTGTTCTTGAAGAGATAACAGAAGAAGAGGTTGTTGAAAAAGCTGAAGAAATTGCAGAAGCAGTTGTTGAAGCTCAAGAAACTGGAAAACCTTTGCCAGAAAACATTCAAAAAGTTGTAGACTTTATAGATGAAACTGGTGGAAGTTTAGAAGATTACGTTAAACTTAATCAAGATGTAGATGCTTTAAACGAAGAACAACTACTAGTTGAGTATTATCAAAATACAAGACCTCATTTAGATCCATCAGAAATAAACTTTTTAATAGAAGATAAATTTGCTATTGAAGATGATATAGAAGATGAAAGAGATATTAAAAGAAAAAAATTAGCTAGAAAAGAAGAATTAGCAAATGCTAAAAATCATCTTAATGGCTTAAAAACAAAATACTATGAAGAAATTAAAGCTGGTTCTAGGTTAGCGCCTGAGCAACAAAAAGCTGTAGATTTTTTCAATAGATATAGTAAAGAAAAAGAGGTTGCTGATAAGCAAACTCAAACATTCAACAATAAAACTAACCAAGTTTTTAATGACGATTTCAAAGGTTTTGAATACAAAGTCGGAGACAAAAGGTATAGGTTTAATGTTAAAAACCCGAATGAAGTTAAAAGTACTCAGGGCAACATCAATAATTTTGTAAAGAAGTTTCTTGACAAAAACAATGAGATGAATGACGCTACTGGTTATCATAAATCTTTATTCACTGCAATGAATCCCGATGCAATTGCAAATCATTTTTACGAACAAGGAAAGTCTGATGCTATGAGGCAAAGTGTTGCCAATACAAAAAACATCAGTATGGATCCTAGGAAAGGTCAATCAGCAGCACCTACATCAGGTACTACTTATAGATCTGTCGATACAGATGGTTCAACAGTTAAGTGGGGATTTAAAAAAAGAAAATAAATTAACAAAACTTAAAAATTAAAAATTATGGCTTTAGCTGGAACTGGCGCTGAGTTATCACACGTGGTACCTCGCCCAAACAAACTTGCATTTGACAATAACTATTTGTCAATTGCTGATAATGATTTTAACTTTGCTAAGCAATTCTTACCAGAAGTTTACGAGAAAGAAGTAGAAAGATACGGTAACCGTACTATCTCTGGTTTCTTAAGAATGGTTGGCGCTGAAATGCCAATGGCTTCTGATCAAGTAGTTTGGTCTGAACAAGGTAGAATTCATGTAGCATCTAACAATGCTACGATTGCAAACACAACTGCAACAACTGATACAATTACATTAGTAGCTGATCCTGTTGGAAACGGTGACGGATTAACCGCTGCTCAACAATGGGCGTTATATTCTGTAGGTGATACTTTAGTTGTATCTCAAGGAAATTTAACTGTAAAAGCAAGAGTACAAGTAAAACCTGCTGGAACAGTTAATCTAGTAGTATCTGCTTACGACTTTGCTGGTATTGCATTAGCTGGTGCTAACGATGCTGGATTTACTGCTTCTGCTGCTGGCGGAGCAGATTTAAAACTATTCATCTTTGGTTCTGAATACGGAAAAGGAACTGCAAACGCAGAACAACAATCTGTAGATTCTCCATTCACTAAATTTGACAACAAACCTATTATATTAAAAGGTAAGTACGAAATTAGTGGATCTGATACTGCACAGATTGGATGGGTTGAAGTTGCTACTGAAGCTGGTGCTTCTGGGTACCTTTGGTATTTAAAATCTGAAAGTGAAACAAGAATTAGATTTGAAGATAAATTAGAAATGGCAATGATTGAAGCTGAAAAAGCTGTTGCTGCATCTGGTTTAGCTGCTACTTTCAGTGGATCTGAAGGATTATTTGCTGCTATTGAATCAAGAGGATTAGTATACAACAATCAAGGATTTGCTAACGCTTGCGTTGGTGGTGGAATTGATGAGTTTGATGCTATTCTACAAGAGCTTGATAAGCAAGGAGCTATTGAAGAGAACATGATGTTCTTAGATAGAGCTACTGCATTAAGCATTGATAAAATGTTAGCAAATCAAAATTCTTACGGAGCTGGTGGTACATCTTACGGTGTATTCGATAACTCTGAGGATATGGCTTTAAATTTAGGCTTTTCTGGTTTCAGACGTGGATCTTACGATTTCTACAAATCTGATTGGAAATACTTAAACGACGCTACTACTCGTGGGTTAATTGCTGACGTAGAAGGAGTTGTTGTACCTGCTGGTACTTCAACAGTATACGATCAATCAATGGGTAAAAATATCTCAAGACCTTTCTTACACATCCGTTACAGAGCTTCTGAAGCAGATGACAGAAAAATGAAGTCTTGGATCACAGGATCTGTTGGTGGAAGTTATACTTCTGACTTAGATAGCATGACTGTAAACTTCTTATCAGAAAGATGTTTATGTGTACAAGCTGCTAACAACTTCGTATTATTGAAAAAATCATAATACAACACAGGTAATCTTTACCCTCGTTATATCAACGGGGGTAACTATTACTTTTATTTAAATTATTTAATTATATCATATCATGGAAAAAACAAAAACAAAAACTCCAACCAAAATAGAAGGTTGGGAAATAAAAGATAGATTGTATGAATTAAACGGTAGACATAAACCTATTGTTTTCTCAATACCATCTTTACATACATCAGAAAGACCTTTACTTTATTTTGACGAAGCAGAAGGTTATAACAGGGAACTTAAATATGCAACAAACCATTGGTCTCCATTTGTAGACGAACAAGATGGTAACGCAACTTTAGGTAGAATAATAATGAGAAATGGTAAATTATTTGTTCCAAAATCGGATCAAAGTTTACAGAAATTACTATCATTATATCACCCTATGAAAGATCGTACTTATAGTGAGTACAACAAGGTAGAAGAAGCAACAGATGATTTAGCTTATATGGAATACGAGATTAACGCTCTTATTGCTGCTAAAGGACTAGATATAGATGCTGCTGAAGCTATACTGAGATCAGAAATTGGTAGTAACGTAAACAACATGACAAGTAAAGAAATTAAAAGAGATGTTCTTTTAATGGCTAGGAGAAATCCAGGAATGTTCTTACAACTAGCAAACGATGAAAATGTAGAATTAAAAAACATTGGAGCTAAGTTTGTTGAAAACAACTTAATTAAACTTTCACCAGATCAAAGAGTTTTTAGTTATCCTAATGGCAAGAAAATATGTGCTGTTCCTTACGATGAACACCCTATGAATGCCTTAGCTGCTTTCTTTAAAACTGACGATGGAATGGAATTGTTTAAAAACTTATCCAAAAAATTAAAATAAAAACAATGTAAAGTGACCGCCTTCGGGCGGTTACATTTACTTAAATATATTATTATGGCTTTTAAGATGAACCACAAAGGTTTCGGCGACACAGTTGAAGCTATAACAAAAGCAACTGGTATAAAAACAGTTGTTGACAAAATTAGTAAAGCTACAGGTAAAGACTGTGGTTGTGACGCTAGAAAAGAAGCATTAAATAAAAAATTCCCTTATTAATTATGGCTGTAAGTGTAGATACTGTTTATCAAACTGTTTTAAGTACATTAAACAAAGAGCAACGTGGTTACGTTACGCCTCAAGAGTTTAATTTATTTGCAGAACAAGCTCAATTAGATATATTTGAACAATATTTCTATGACATAAATCAATTTGGTAGACTGCACGGTAACAGTACAGAATACTCAGACATGCTAAATATACTTGAAGAAAAAATAAGTATATTTGAAGCACCGCCAGTAAATGTTACTATGGCTAACACTGGTATAGGAACTCTTCCAACTAATTATAGATTAGGTAATGTAATTCACACGACTAATGGTGTATCGAGAGTAGTAGAGAAATTAAATAAAAAAAGCATACAAATGCTTGAAATGTCTCCACTAACAACTCCAAACTTAATCAGACCTGCTTACACTAGAACAAGCGAAACCACTATACAGTTATATCCTGCAACAATAATAGCAGATGTAACATGTGATGTAATAGCTAGACCATTAGCTCCTAATTGGGGTTATGTAATGGTTTTTGGTGAAGCTTTATATAACGCTACTACAAGTGTAGACTTTCAGTTACATCAATCAGAAGAAATAGCTTTGGTTGAAAAAATATTAGAACTAGCTAGTTTATCTACTAAAGAAGTTCAAATGTATCAAGTTGCAAATCAAGAAGAAATGCAAACAATCCAACAAGAAAAACAATAAGATATGCCATTATTCAACGGAACACAACAAGGTTACTATGAGCAGAGCCAAAGTTTTATAGGTGCTGGAGCTGGAAACCTTACGGTTGGACCAGTAACCACAGCTGCGTTTGCTACTAGACCTACTCAACAAGTTGATATAATAATATTTATAAACAACGTAGAGGTAAATAAAAATAGTTATTCTTACAATGGCACTAACCCAGGTGACACAACTCCCGATAACTCATTTAACTTAGTATTTAATAATACTAATATAAACGCTAATATACAAGCGGCTGATGGTTCTCCTTTACTAGGACTAACTATATTGCTTAGAGAAGTATTAGCTACAGAGCAATTTGGAAACTATCAATACGTTTCATTAGAAAATATAATAAGCAATTTCATAATATCTTACGTAGGTGAAGATAAAATTATAAGTAAAATAAGAAGAACAGATGTTGCTTTTCATGCTCAAAGAGGTTTAGCCGAGCTTAGTTATGATACTTTAAAATCTTTTAAATCACAAGAAATAGAAGTACCACCTTCTTTATCAATGAAACTACCTCATGATTTTGTTAATTATGTTAAACTATCATGGTTAGATAACGATGGTATTGAAAGAATACTAATGCCAACTAGAAAAACTAGTAATCCAGATGCTTTAATACAAGATAGTAATTTCGACTATGCTTTTGATACTGATGGAACATTATTAAGGGCTGAAAATTCAGAAACTTTAAGTAAATTTCAAAACGCTACAAACAGAAACACAACTAATCCAGATATTTTAGATGAGTTTGAAAGATATAAAAGTAATCAAGGTGGTAGATATGGACTAAGTCCTGAGTTTGCTAATAGCAATGGTGTTTATTTTATAGACAACTTAAGAGGTAAAATATTCTTTGACTCTAGTTTAACTGGTAAAATAGTTACATTAAAATACATAAGCGATTCTCTTGGTACAGATAACGAGATGATTGTACACAAGTTTGCTGAAGAAGCAATGTACAAACACATAGCTTACGCTATATTAGCAACAAGAGCAAATACTCAAGAGTATTTAGTAATGAGATTTAAAAAAGAAAAGTTTGCAGCAACACGTCAAGCTAAATTAAGATTATCAAATTTAAAATCAGAAGAGTTAACTCAAGTAATGAGAGGTAAGTCTAAGATTATAAAACACTAAAATATGCCAGAATTTATTCATAATTTTACTCAGGGGAAGATGAATCATGATCTTGATGAGAGAATGGTTCCAAACGGTCAATACAGAGATGCTTTGAACGTTACAGTAGCTACGTCTGAGTCTAGCAATGTTGGTGCTTTACAAAACTTAAAAGGCAATATTCAAATAAAAGGAAAACCTTTTTCTAACAGTGATTGGTCCTCTTCTTATATAAGTAATTTAATCAACCCTGTTTGTATTGGTTCTATAAGAGACGAGCCAACAGAGTGTATATACTGGTTTATAGTTAGTGATGCTAGCGCAACAAGTTCTAGCATAAGTGCTATTGCTGAGTTTAATCAATCTACTGGTAAAGTTTCACCTGTGATTGTTGATACAAAAGGTATATTAAATTTTTCAAAAAATCAAAAACATTTAATTACAGCTATAAATATAGTAGATGATTTATTATATTTTACTGATAATTTAAACGAGCCAAAAAAAGTTAATATAACTAAATGGAAACTTGGTTCAACAAACTTCACGACACATACTGTAGTTCCAAACTACAATAAATCCACAAATTTATATTCTCTTCCAACAACCTCGGTTGATTTTTCTGAAGAAGATGTTACAGTTATAAAAAAATCTCCTTTATACGGTCTTACAATTGACTCTTCTACGTCAACTAGATCAGCATCGGGAGCTGATGTTCCTGGAACAGGTGTTACACCGCTTAGTTGTATTTATAATTTTACGGGTAATTTTCCACAATCTGGTGACAAGTGGTTTAATTTTACATATATAAGCGATGCTGCTACTAGTTTCTTAGCAGCAAAATATAGACCACTTCCTACATATGGAGAATGGTTGTCAGATACAGAATTATCTGCAGGTAGAAAGTTTGCTTTTTTAGACTCTTCTAACGGAATGATACAAATAGATGTTGGCGTTAGTGTATTGTCAACTTATGTACAAGGCGATAACATAGTGTTAAACGGAAGCGCTGTAGACGACGCTAACAATACTGACGAATATCAAATAAGACTAGAAGTAGATTCTGTAAATGGATCTATAATAACAGCTAAAATAATGTCTATTCCATCTGAAATACTTAGATTTGGAGAGACAGATGAAGAACTTATAACGTGGGAAGTTTTATTAGAAGAAAAAGATCCAATGTTTGAGTTTGTTTTTCCTAGATTTGCATATAGATGGAAATACGAAAACGGTGAATACTCTTGTTTTTCTCCATTTTCTCAAGTAGTTTTTGAAGGTGACGACTTTGAGTATATAGCGAGTGATGGTTATAATATAGGTATGCAAAACCATATAAGATCTTTATTGTTAAAAGACTGGAGTTGGGGTAGCGAAGAAGTTATTGAAGTTGATTTGTTGTATAAACACTCAACGTCTAATAATATATATATAGTTGACACTATAAAAGACAGGGCGATAACTAGTTTTGAATTAAAGACTGAGTTAATAGGTAAGACAGTTGAATCAAATCAATTATTAAGAGTTTTTGACAATGTTCCTAGAAAAGCTCAAGCTCAAGAAATAACAGCTAATAGACTTGTGTTTGCAAACTATTTACAAAATTTTAATACCCCAGATTCAAAAATAATTCTTAATGCAAATACATCAATTCATCCGGGTAACATTCTTGATTCAAGTAATGAGGTTTCAAATGATTTTAGAAGACCTAAAGCTTCTATAAAATCTATAAGAAAATATCAATTAGGTATAGTTTTTCAAGATGCTTATGGTAGACAAACCCCTGTTTTTACTAACTCAATAGCTACATATAGCTTAGGCAAAGAAACAGCTGATAAGGTTAATTCTTTTTCTGCTAAACTAGAAAATATACCAAACATAAGCCCGTTGTTTACACATGCTAAGTATTTCATAAAAGATACTTCTAACGAGTACTACAACTTAGCGCTTGATAGATTTTATTTTGCAGAAGATGGTAATGTTTGGTTAAGTTTTCCTTCTTCAGAAAGAAGTAAAGTTGATGAAGAAACTTATTTAATACTAAAAAAACAACACGATAGTGATAATCCTTCTGAAGGACCTTCTAGATATAAGATATTAGACATACAAAGTCAGGCCCCTGATTTTATAGCTACTAATAAAAAATCTATAGCTATAGCGGATTGTACTGTTAACGCTGGTTTTGAAACTGGATTTTCTCAAATAAACTTTATAGGTCCTAGTGTAGAAAGTAATAGTAACTTTCACTCTGGATTTAATGGAGATGTTTTTGTTACAATATCAAAAGGAGGTTTTACTACTAACGCTGTAGGTGTTGCGTCAGGTGGTCCATCTGGAACTGCTAACAACTACATTGTAAATTTAGATGATCCACTAGGGCAAGAAGCAGCTTGGATGGGAACAGCTGGATTAGCTAATGGAGAGTCTGTTAATATAAACATAAGTAAAAAAGTAGAAGAAAAATTACCAGAATTTGAAGGTAGGTTTTTTGTAAAAATAAATAGAGACTCTGATTTTGAAACTAACATAGTTAGACCTTTTAATTTAATAAACAAAAATTATGGGGTTGTTGGACAAATAAAGTTTCGTAATACAAGCTGTAGTACAAACTGCGTGGGTAACTCTGAAAGATTTGGCTTTTACATGAGAGATGAAGGCGAAGATTCATTGTGTGATAGTAGAGACTGTTTTAGTTTGCTAGGAATAGGAACTGGTGGTAATGGTGAGAAAAGACAAGGTTTTAATGGTACTCCTCAAAACAGTGATGACACAAATATGCATGAGGTTTTCAGAATGCCAAAACAAGGTGGTAACACAATGTGCGTTACTTATACTGGTAGAAAAACTTTAGACGAACCATCATTTATAGCAAAGCCAGGTTATGTAGGAAAACCTATGAGTGAAATAACAGAAGGAAGTTTAATTAGAATAATAGGTAGAGATGGAACTGCCTATGAAGGTTTTGAAACAAAGCCTTATAAAGTTAAAAGACATTATAGAAGCGGAACATTTAGAGGCGATCAACAATGCATCCCTTCATCAGGATGTAGTAACCAAAGAGACAAATCTGGTAACAAGTCTATAGCGCTGGCTTTAGTTTTTGATGATGTTATTAGTGAAGAGTGGATTGGTAATGGTACTGTTGGCGCTAGTGGTACAAGCAGAATAGGTGGTATTCAAGTTGTTGAGGAGATAATTAGTGATGATAATTCAATATTAACATCTACAAATCCTGCTATTTTTGAAACAGAACCTAAAGAAGCTATTGATATAGATATATATTACGAAGCTAGTAAAGCTTATCCTATATCTGAATTATTAGGTAATACAGTGACTTTACCTTACTTTAATGTTTATTCTTTTGGAAACGCTGTGGAATCAGATAGAATAAGAGACGATTTTAATACACCTAAAATTGGAAAAGGTGTTAAAGTTTCTACTATATTTAACGGTCCATATGCTGAAGAAAGAAGAAGTAGTGGTTTGATATTTTCACAAATATATAATTCACAAGCAGGTATAAATAGGTTAAATCAATTTATACAAGCTGAGCCAATAACTAAAGATTTAAACCCTGAGTACGGTAGTATTCAAAAGCTTTATTCTAAAAACACAAACTTAACAACTCTATGTGAAGACAAATGTTTAAGTATATTAGCTAACAAAGACGCATTGTTTAATGCTGATGGTAATACTAATGTAACGTCAAACAAAGCTGTGTTAGGTCAAGCAACTCCTTATGCTGGTGAGTTTGGCATTAGCACTAACGCAGAGTCTTTTGCTGACTATGGTTTTAGAAGTTATTTTGCTGATAAAAACAGAGGTGCTGTAATTAGATTATCACAAGATGGTATAACTAATATAGCTTTAAAAGGTATGTCAGACTTTTTTGCAGACAATCTACCTAGTTCTACTAAAATAATTGGAAGCTATAATGATGATAAAGAAAACTACAATTTAACATTAGATTATTTAACTGACGAGTGGCAAGATAAACTTTCTAAGACACCAAAAGATAAAACACACTGTGAAGTACCTAATGATGAGTCTGACGACATAGAAACAACTACAGTGTCATTTAAAGAAACTGTTGATGGTTGGACTAGTAGAAAATCTTATTATACTAAAACAGGTAATGTTTTTTATCCATTAGAAAGTGGTGATTCGCTAAATGACAAGTATTATACTTTTAACAAAGGATTAATATGGGAGCACGCTTCTAATCCTGTTTATAATAATTTTTACGGCGTACAATATGACAGCTCTGTCAATGTAATTGTAAATGACGTAACTGAATCTATAAAAGGTTTTAAAACTTTAAACTACGCGGGTACAGACTCAAGAAGATATAAGTATGGTACAAGTACTGGATTAAGTGGATTAAGTATAGAGCAAGTTGTTCATCAACAAATAGCTCCTGCAATAATAAATAGTGAAACAATAACTCCTGGTTGGTATACAAATTATATTAATACTGATATGGAAGAAGGTCAGATAAAAGAGTTTATTAAAAAAGAAAACAAATACTTTAATAAAATAAAAGGTTTAAAAACTTTCTATAAAGACAATTGTGATAATAATGTTGACTCTTCTGCTTTTCAAACTCAAGGTTTAGGTTTTGCAGCTATAAGTGGTGGTGCTACTACTGCGTTTGGTTTAACAGTAAACCTTGATACTAGTTGCAGTACAGAAGGTATTGTAAATCCAGATACAACTAAAAAATTCTGGTATCAATGGAGAGCAGTAAAACAAGATCCAACTCTTGAAACTGTAAACACTACATCTATAGCTACAGATCAATTAGTAAAATGTGGTATTGAATCTTTTTATAATCAATTTGCAAATGGTTTTAGTGAAATAATTAAAGAATTTTACAATTACAAGTTTTTTGCTAACCAAGGTATAAACGTAAACACTCAGCTTTATAATGAGGATAACTCTCAATTAACAACAAGCGGTAAGTTTTTATATATAGAACCAGCTACAACTCCTGACAATAATGCGTTAAACGCTAACGTTACAGGAACATCTGTACCTAACACTTATTTTATTATAACTGTTACAAACGGAACTATATCAGCTAAAAAACAATACAACACATTAGCTTCTTGCAGTACACCCTCACCTGGTGCTAACATTTACACCCACTTAGGTTGGTTTAAAAATATTCCAGGGCAAGGTAATTACACTATAAACTTTAACATTACTGGTAATTCTCAGGCTAACCCAGCGTTAAGAGCAGCTCATTTAAAATCAGCAATAATAAGTTGGGTTAATTCAAGCTCTGTTTCAAATATATCAAATTTAGGTATATACGCTTATAGTTACGGTTATTCAGCTTCTGGAGGCATTGCTGTAGGTCAAACTTTATTTAACAACCAAGGCGCAGCGTTAAGTCCAAACTCAAATTCAGGATCTTTTGTTTATAGAACAGATCAAGTATTTAATGGGGTAAGTACAAACAACTTTACAGTATTAAGAGAACAAGTTTTAAGTAATACTACATGGGCTGCTTTACCAAATGATTACAAAATAGTTGTTTTTGAAAACAGCACTATAACACACATAACTAACATGAACGCAGTATAATGGCTACACAATCATTTGACAATTACACGATAACAAACGTAACTTATCAAGTTACAGGAGGCACGAATGTATTTCTTTCACATCAAACAGCTGTTTTAACAATATCACCTAATATAGGTTTTACTGTTACAGCTTCTGATTTTAGCTGGATAAACACTTCTTTGGCTAATGTAAACACTGTTGTTTTTACTCAAAGCGGAGCAAACGTTGTTGTTACTGTTACTTTTGATAATCCTTTTACAATGCCTGGTAGTGCAACTACATTAGGTTTGTGTATTGCTGGAGCTGCTAAACCTTCTTCAATTGAAATTTGCGGTATTTATATAGCTGAAGGCACTGCTTCAAACATGGCTATAGTTAGTGAAAGTCCTGTGCCTGAAGAAATATCTTATCAATCAAACGGAGTAATCGGCCAGGAAGTTTTATTATTAGACAAAACTTATACCGCGGCTAGTAATTATTATTTTGATGCTTCGTTTATAGTTGAGTACAGTGGACCTGGTATGATACAAGATAATTACAATATTGTTGAGACAAAAGCTTACGATGCTAGTAATAACCATACTTCTTCTAACTTTAAAGTTTATTATACAATACAAACTGAGTCTGTGTATCAAGATGTAATTAAAATAAAAGTTCCTAAAGCTACGTTAATAAACGTACCTGTTGTTAAAATAAGAAATTATGTTATTGAAGGTAGTTTAATATCACCCGGTGGAGATGAAAGAACTTTAAGAGTTTTTGGATCTGCAACAGCTACTTTTACACTTGCTTCTAATAACGGTCAAATCATTAATCCTTTTTACTTTCAAGAAACTCCAGGTACTACTCTTTATACAACAACACCCACGCTTACAATGCCTAGTTCTGGTTTTTATGATATAAAAATATTTTTTCCAGCATCTGCGTCTGTTGCTCAGTATTGTTTTACTTTAGCAGGCGGCAACTTAGTTAGTCCTTTTCCAAAGCTTAACCCGTTTTGTTTAAATCAATACCCAGATGTAACTTTAACTTTTAACACAACTGGTACTTCTAACGGGCAAACGTTTAACGTTGTCGGAAGTCCTGTAACAAAAACATTTACAGCTAACACAATAACAGAGCAAAATAGTGGTGCTTATTTAAATGAGTTCACTTGGACTGTAACCGCTGCAAACGCAGCAGCTATGACATTAACAGGTGGCGAAGCTAATTGGTCTAATTTACCGGACATACAAACTTCTAATACAGCAGCTGTTAGTAATAGTTCTACGGTTCCTGTTTTATCAGCAACTGGTTTGTCTACTGGTATGAGGATGCTTTCTAATACACCTTTGATTAATGTAGCTACAACAGGAAACCCACCAGCCGCTACTATAACAAACATTAGTGGTAGTAATTTAACTATTTCTCCAAATCAAACATTATCTTTTGCTTCTGGACAATTACAAAACTTATTGTTTTCTTCACAAAAAGGAAACATAGTTTCGTTACCAACAACAACAACATTAGATCAAGCAGGAACAACGGCAACCGTAAAGGTTGTTCAAGGTGAGATTGAAAGATATGGTGATAGCAGTTTATCGTATACTTTAGATTTAACAAGTGTGTTAACAATAGGTAGCGCTAACGCATGTATAGAGTATGATGTGGCGGTTGGTTCTCAAGGTGGTAATATTAAATACTTCGATTGTATAACAAAATCATCAAGAGTATTGTTTGTAAATAAAGGAGATAGTAATTTTTCTATATGTGCATTAACTAGTCCAGCACCTGTTGTTGCTGGGTCTTTATCTTTCTCTGCTAGTGGTGACGTATGTGATAACTCTGGCGTAGACGCTACGTGTGCTACTTGGAGTATAGTATACAACCCTACTAGAGCTCTTGCTAAATCTGTAAACGTTACTTATATAGATTGCGTAAGTTTACAAGAACAAACAATAAGTGTTGGTATTGGAGCAACAGCAACAACACAGTGTGCTACTAGACAAATACCTGTAAGTACTGATCCAGGTGACGGAGGAGCAACTATATCATTAACTAATCTAACATGTACACCTTAAAATATAAATTATGCCTACACAACCAATAACGTTATTATTTCCTACAGCAGTAAACGTGTCACTACAAGTTGGTGATACTGTTTACTATTTAGCCGCAAATGATGAGATAGTAGAAATAGGGCTTGTAACTGCTATAGTTATAAACTCTAATGGAACTGTGACGGTAACAGCTCAAATAGATACGAGCGTTAGTCCACCAACTAACAATAGTTATATATTTTTTACAAAAGACTCAGAAGGCAACACGTCTAACTTAAAAGGTTATTTTGCGGAGGCTCAGTTTAGAAACGACAAGACAACAGAGGTTGAATTATTTTCAGTAGGATCAGAAATATTTGAAAGTAGTAAATAACCTGTAATTATAATAAGATAAACAATAAATAAAATGGCACAAGGATTATATAAAAAATCACCTATCAAGCAAGGATTAACAGGAGGTATGCTGTCTCAAGCGGCTGGAGGATTAATGGGTATTGCTGGCGGTATGATTGGTAGTGGTAAAAGAAAAAGAGAACAAAGAGCTGCTCAACAAGAAATGCAAAGAAATAAAGCTAGATTTGAAAACTTAGATACTTCTAACTTAGCAACAAACTTAGATAATGCTTATGAAGATTTAAGCGTTAACA